TGCAGCATGTCGCTCTGATCGAACTTGCGTTGCTCGCCAGACTCCACCCGCACCTGATAAAACAGCCGCCGCCGGTCCTGCGAAAAGTCGGTGGAAACGGACGTGGGCGGGGCCAGTGTGATTGCCACCGGAATGCCTGACCGGGATCGGTCAATCAGCCCGTATCCGTTGCCACGCATGAGCGCCCACCAGATATAATTTTTCCAGAAGGCGTTGGCCGTCATAAGGGCGTTGGGCTCATTGTGCAGAAGCCAGTAGGCGGGGTGCGTTCGTGCCGGTTCGGCCCTTTCTCCGGTGAAGCGGAAAACTTCACAGGGGAGGCTTGCCACGGTCCCCGCAATCAGGGACACGCACCGATAGACCACACTGATGCGCATGGCGGTCTGTTCATTGACCACCATGCCCGATGCGGTAGGGATGCCGTAACCGCCGAAAAGCAATTCGATGGCCTTTTCCTCGGCAATGGCGTCCTTGTATGCGTTCTCAGGTTGCGCCTTCTTGAACCAGGAGAGCGGATTCAAGTTCATTTTGCGTCACCTGCCGGGCGTGAACACAGAACGTCATGCACTTCGAGCTTGAGCTGTTCATACTCGCCGTCCGTAAGCGGTCCGTCCCTGTGCACTTCCAGCATAGCGGCCAGTAAATCGCCCTGCGTCTTCTGCGCTGCCGCTGCAATGAGCTTGAGCCTTCGCACCGTTTCGGGATCTAGCCAGATTGTGTGCCGTACTTTAATTTTTTTCATGTATCGCCTCCGTGATTCGTACAATTCATACTTTTCAGACAAACTTCCCCCTCGAACGCTTTCATAGGGATTTATAGACCGCCGAATCCCTTGGGCACAATGTCCTTCTTTTTCACACCAACGCGGGCCGCCGATGTTGGCGTAAGCCCGAACTCTGCCAGTAGGCTTTGCAGATGCCGCATGGCCTCGTTGCGCATTGTCACGGCGGGATTGGGCCGCAAGAACAGGCTTCCGGCCTCCGTGGTCGTTTCGATGATTCGGCCATGCTCGGCGATGATGGCATTGCACTGGTCAATTTCTTCCAGGCGCATAGCGGCCAGCATGGCCGTCTCGGTAAACGTCGCCGAATCCAGCCCGAGCTGAGCAACGCTTTCTTTGAGCGCCGCAAAATGAATCCGGGCCGCCTCGGACAGACTTTCCGGTGCAGTCATAGGCGCTTCATCCTGGCCACCTGTCACACTTGATGATCGGCATGATTGAAGCGTTCCTCGAATCAATTTGAGCTGATCGGGCAGCTTTTTTCGTCCTTTCGACATATCATTTTCCTCCGAGGGACTTTTGCCCCCCAATTTTGCACGCGCAAAAGTTTTAGAGCCTACGACGGTCTCCGGCACCTTGCCCTAGACTTTCGATGCCCCCCTCCACCTGCTCACGGCACCCGCCCTGCATCCTGAGCGCCCGCGCCCTGCGTCCTGGGCGATGCCGTGGCGCTTTGGTCATGCGTTGCGCTCGGCCTCTGTGCTGGCCTTCTGTGCACGTTCCTTGATGGCTTGCCCCGCGTTCCTTGAAACCATGTGGAAATATCGCTCGCTGCATCCAATCTCTCGCACCACCTCGGTGCAGGTCCGGCCCTGGTCAATCAGTTCTTGGATGCGCTGTTTCATACTGGGGGGCCTGCCTGCCGTGCTCGGGAATGAAACGTCGATTCCCGGAAACTCTCGGGACAAGATCTCGTTCGCCCGTTCGCCAATAATCGGCGTGAACTTCTGCCGTGATGCGTAGATCGGTATGTAGACCTGCCGTCCAGCATACTCGGTCAACAGGGCCTCGGCCTTCTTGCGGCCAATGAGTTGTGAAAGGTCAATTCCGCTTACCCAAAGTGTTGCCATGTCTATTTCTCCCTGCGCTGCATCGCGCCTTGTTTGAGTTGTTCCTTCACCTCGGCCAGCTCGGCCTGGATCTTCTGGATTGCCTGCCACAACGTCCGCGTCCTTGCGTCGACCATGCTTTCGAGAGCGGCCACTTCGTCTTCAACGCGGTCAAGGCGTTCGGGAAATGGTAAAACTGCCATTATTTTTCCCCTTTCAACTTCGCCGCCCTATAGAAAAGCGTTCGGCGGCGAGGTTGATTTTCTTTTCGTGAATATTATTCGGGAAAATGCCAGAGAGAATGAATTCTCTCTCTGGCTATCCCTTTTTCAAGTTCGCGGCGAAGTTGCGGCGAAGTTGCGGCGAAGTTGAAAAAAAATCCCATTAACCTTTGCTATCCGTGGCTTAAACCTCGCTGGCGAAGTTCCAGACTATTTGCAGTCCGTTTTTTCGCGCTTTTCCGTCCCTGGCGAGGTACCTTTCAACCACTTCAACCTCGCCGTCCCGCTCCAGCTCTTGAATTGCTTCGCGGGCACTGTTTCGAGGTGAATTTAATTCGGTGACATTCTTTTCAATGTCGTTTCTGGACACAGGCGCGGATTGTTTCCGGAGAAAATCACGGATGCGCTCTTTCGCTAGGGAAACGGTCTGCACCCGCTTTTCGTCCACCACTCCCTGCACATCCTGCTTGCGGCTTTCTTCGTCGCTTCGCTCGGGTACTCCAAACCGGACTACGATAGTCTGCTCTTCACCCCATGCCGCCACCCGCGATTCTGGTCGCATGGACGTTTCAAAGCGGGATTCAACGTAGCTGGCCTCGAATCGTCGTTTCCTGGTCCGCATGTATCGGATGTTTTGCGGTCCATCCGCCTCTGCGAAGATGAACGCCGTTCCTTGTGCATCACCTTCCCATGCACCAGCTCCGCGTCCTGTCATGTTCTCCACGTCCGCCCGAAGCATGGCCTTGGGTATGTGCCCGATAACCCATATCGGCGCTGTCCCTCCGCTCTCTTTGAGCGCAGAAAGATACTTCGCGGCCTCGGCATTATCGTTCTCGTTCTCCAGTTCAAAGGATGCGCTCAAGGTGTCGAAAATGAGCAAGGGCTTTACTTGGTAGCCGTTCGGGCCTGTAACGGTGTGTTCCTTCACAAGCTTCGCAACGAGCGCCTTGATGGCGTCCGCGTTCAGCCTTTTGGTGCGCCGGATAAAAAAGTTTCCGTTCCGTTTCAGTTCGCAGTATTTCCGCAATCCATAGCGAACGCGGTCAATCTGTTCCGGGTCTTCAGCGAAATAAAACACCCGCCGTTTCAAGTAGGCGTCCACTCCGAAAATCCCTTCAAGCTCGCCCGTGATGATGGACGCCAAAGGGACCAGTAAACTTGATTTGCCAACACCGTGCGCTCCGGCGATGTAGGTCGGTCCGCACCCAAGAAAACCGTCAATGACATATTCGGTAGGGCGTAGGTCGTCGGTTTCCTGGTATTCATCAGCGTTGGCCTGGTCCGCCTTGATGCGCTCCCGCACCGCGTCGGCTCCCAGCTCGTTGAACACATCCCAAAAGTCCGCCTTTTTTCCCATGCATGGCAGGGCCACCCGCCCGCCGATAGCTTGCGCGGCCTTGTTCGCGGCCTCCACACCGGGGTTCTTTGGGATGTCAGGTTTCTGGTCATCGTCGGCAAGGATGATGATGTCGGCACCAGGCGCGGCCAGCTCCCTGACCACCTTGGCGACGGCCACCAGGTTGCCCGCGTCGAATGCCACCACGCCAGGCAGTCCCGTTGCCTGCACTGCCGCCGCCACAGTCCCCAGCCCTTCACCAATGAGCACTTTGGCCGCGTTGCGGAATGTGGTTCCAACTGGACAGAAACAGCCGCCGATACGTCCGTCCTTCAGAAAGTCCTTGTCCCGCTCGCCGCCTCCGAATGCTTTGCCGTCCGCAATTCGTTGGAGCGTCCACAGTTTCGCGGTTTTGTCGTAGGCAGGGACTAGTAGGAAGTCCGTCTTGTCGCCGCGCGTGGAGCGCCGGACGTGCGGCCCGAAGTCCACGGCCTTGCGCTTGGCGTAGCCGTGGGCCTGCACCTGGTCTTTGCTGGCGTTGTTGTATTGGGCTTGTGCGGCCTTGGCGGTCTGCTCGTGTACTTTGAGTTGTTCGGCCTCACGATTGCGTCTGAGTAGGTCAATTTCGTCCCGCTCCGCGTCGGTCAGTCGAGCGGGCCCGCCGTCGCCGCTCCATGTTCCAGAGTCGCCAGCCGGGAAATTCTCCCACCAGG